AAAGGGGTACACAAGAACTTTATTAACTATGCCTCAATTAAAGTCTAGATTAACTAGAAATGGCGTAAGTTACAAATTTATGAATTCTAGTTTCGGGGTTCGTCCTGGAAAAGGACCTATGCGTCCTGAAGATTTGAGAGAATTGCAAGAATCGCGTGATTCGGATGACGAAGGTGATTACTTGTTATCTGAAATAGAAAAAAGACGTAAATATAATAAAGACTATCGCGCTAGAAAGGCTTCTACCCCCGAAGTATTATTAAAACGGGCAAAAATTGATGAACAGCAGCGTTTGCGTAGAGAACGTGAAGAACTCGAATTTGCTGGTATGACGGAAGCAGATATCAATCGTTTAAAAGCAACTAGAAGACGCAATAAAAACCGGGAGGGAATGGCCGTTGCTGCTTTACTAGATGTTCAGGGTGCACTGCCTGCACAACCAGCGCCATTAAATTATAATCCAGACTTCAGTTACTTAGACGACTTGCCAAGAATGCAAGGCCCCGGTCCACCCCCGCCTGGACCGTATGGATATGAACCTGGTACATTCGGAATGCCCGGAATGCCCGGTCCAAGCGCTCAATATGGAAGAAGAAATCGTTACGGATTACGCAATATGTGGCAGTAAATAATTAATGAAAATGAAAATGAATTGTATTTATTTAAAATTATATATAGACATAAACTATATATAATTAATAATAATGGATAATCCACTAAAACTTTGGTTTTATTCAACTGGAAAAATTGTAAAAGACACCTCAATTTCTACCCATTATTCTATGGAAGGCTTTAAACTTAATTTAACGGAAGACTACAACACATTTCAAGAACTTTATGCTAAACACATAAAATGTAAAAATTGCTTAGTAGAAAAAAAAACCGAATTTTTTAAATTTTTTATAGACTTTGACGTACTTTCAGAAATTATTATAGACGAAGAACCTTATTTAAAATGTATTCAAGATGTAATTTTTAATATTTATAATATTAAAAATCTAAAATGTATTTCAACTGTTCCAAATAAAAATATTAAAATTGTGAAAGAAGATAAAACTTTTATAAAACAAGGATTTCATTTTCATTGGCCAGATTTAATTGTAAACGTTGAAACTGCTATAAAAATAAGGTCTAATATATTAGTTAATATTAAAACACTTTTTGGAAAAGTGGATCATTTTGATAATGATTGGGAAAAAATTATTGATAAATGTGTGTATAAAAAAAACGGTCTTAGACTAATCGGATCTGATAAATGTACTATTGCGGATAACACCAGGGTTTACGTTCTTAAAAATGTATACATAGATAAAAATACTGATAAAGAAATGTTTAATTATTATACAGATAATATAATAGAACTTGTTAGAGATACGAGTATAAGAAGTAATAAAACTGAAATTACAAAATACATCAATTTAACCGAATATGAAGAAGAAGAAAATTTAATTTCTAATTCAGATATTTCTCCAATTTCTAAAAATAGTCAAGTTTTTTTAGAAATTCAAAAATTTTTTAAAAATCACGCAACTGGATATAACGTTGAAGATCTGGGAAATATTTCCAAGGTAAAAGGAAAAGATATATACTTGATTTATACTAGATCAAAATATTGTCAGAATAAACAAGGTTTTCACAAAAATAATCATATTTTTTTTAAATTAACTCCATCTGGACTTTGTCAAAAATGTTTATCTCAGAATACTGGACAACACGGGTGTTGTAGAGATTACCAAAGTTCATATGTTCCACTAAGTAATGGTGTTATATCTGCTTTAAATTGGAAAAAACCTAAATTCAAGGAAACACAACTTCAAGGATCATTTAGTATAAACGGTCTTCTAGAAAGACTTGAAAATAGAATAGTTTCAAAAGACGTCTTTAAAGGGCCTGGAAAAAAGAAGTGTATATAATTAAAATAGTAGCAATAATAATACCCATCAAAAGTTTACCAAATGTATTAAACTGTGTTAAATTAAGCATTACAGAAGGTATTTTAGAATATAAAAATTCTAGAGTTGTTTCAGAATGTAATATAAAATGAACAACACTTATTAAAACTATAATTTTTAAATTTTTTTCATTTATAATTTTATCAAAAAAACTTTTTACACTCTTATTTATATTTTCATTTTCATTTCCATTTCCATTTGTATTTCCATTTAAATTTATTGAATTATTTTCTCTTACAGAAGATAATTTAATATTTTCTTCTTTTTTAGTTGAATTTAATTCGTTGACTTTACAATCAAATTTAGACATTTTATATTATATATTATAATTAATACTTTTTTTTAAACGAATACATTCGAGAATTATATTTGAATATTTTTTTTTAAAAATTAATTTGTTTTATTAATATAATAAACAAATGGGTATAAATAATTTAGCTGTACAAACATTTAGCTCGTCGGGATCCCAGTCTGTATGTAGAGCAAATAAAGCCGACGAGACTAAACAAATTACTTCAGATTTTATATCTAGATGTCCAATTAAATATATTAGCGGTTCTGGACAATCTGTAATAACTGGAACTTTAAAAGGTTTACCAAATGATTCTGCAGATGCTAATGTAGAAACTTTTAGAATTCCAAATAATATTGATGCTATTAGTGAGATGATATTAAACTGGACTATAACGATTCCGAAGCCTGCGAGTGGTAACGTTTACGACTGCTCTGGTATTTACTACTCTAAGACGTTGCTTTTAGATTCTATTGAAAAAATTGAGGTAAAACATGGAGGACTTGTTATACAAACTTTATACCCAGGAGATATATATATGAGGAATTATTCAGAATTAGGATATTTAACAACTAACGAAGATTCTTTTAGTATTAAAACAGATTCAAGTTATATAGATATGGGAAGTATTGTCGGTAATGAAACTATTTCAGGTGAAACATTAAATTTTTCACTATCTATACCATTCATGGGTAGAACATCTATGAAAGATAGGAGTTTTGTACAGACCGGTACATTCACTAATATTTTAAGTTTGGTGGTTAAATATAACGGTTATGCTACTACAGATATTAGTCATTCAAGTATTATTCCTCTTTTACATTCAAATCAACCAACTCAAAGAACTATTGTAGAAACTAGACTTTCTATTTTAACTCATTTAATAACAGATACTGAAAAAAATTTTATGAAGCAAAATATTGTAAACCGAGTTTTGAATACATCGGTTGGTTTTCGTCATCAAGGTGTTTATAGTAAAATAACTATTGCAGATACCGGTACTACGAGATATGCTGTAGATTTGGATTCAATAGATATAAATGTAACTCATCTTATGTTTTGTTTAAATGTAAATGTATTTCAAGGGTCTTCAGCAGCTCCAGTACAACTTTTAACAAATACATCAACAACCGACTTTAAACTTAAAATTTCAACACTAAAAAGTAACGCATCTATTTCAACTGGTATTAATCGTCTGTCTTCTTCGTGGGGTGAAGCTATTAACGACTCGTCAACAAATATATCTTCATCTATTAAAACTCCGGATGTTTTGGGAGTTTTTAACGGTTGGTTAAACAACGCGGAATTAATATTAGGTAATGAAACCACTGGAAACATTTATCCTACATCTTTAAGTTCTAACCAAGAAGAGTTTAGTCTAAAAAGATGTGATAAAAATTTTTACATATTAAAGTTAGCAGATAATGCATTTAGCACAGCTGGAATACCGTTTTCGCGTATTAAAAATAAATCTTTGATATTAAATATAAATAATAGATTTTTTAAGAATCCTGCGTTTGGAACAACTGCTACTACTAGAAATCCAGACTTAAGTATATGCGCATGCGGAACAACTATACAAATAATTAATAATAATAATATATCGTTTTCTTACATTTAAATTTCAATAACTATTTTTAAATTCGTATTTAATTTAAAATTATTTTCTTTTATATTATTAAATAATATAATATGTCTGGAGCAACTGCGGCACATGCTTCTTATAACGGTTCTGGAACTCAGGGTCTTGCTGTAACTAATAAGATTAACGACACTGGAGACATTGTATCTGTATTGTGGAACAAAGATAAAACTACAAAGCAGTTATTACACGGTTCCGCTATAATCGAAATTCCAGCATCCGGGGATAGCTCTAGAACTGGTTCTAACGTAATCTTTACGTTGAATAGCGACATGGATTGCATCGGAGACTTATTTTTATATGTTAGACTTACTCAGGGTAGCACAAAATTTACCGTTACAAAGGAATACGGACTTTTAAATTTAATAGAAAGAGTAGAATTTCAATGTGGTACACAGATTTGGCAGACGCTCGAATTTGCAGACATTCTTTCTTTAAATTCAACAGAACTTACAGAAGGTGCGTATGAAAAATTTATTTTATCTACAATGGGGATGGAAGATACAAGTAATAACAACAATAGATACAGACCAATAGGAACATCGTCTTTTGATAATTATGTTTTTTGCGTCAAACTTCCTCTATTAACTAGGAATGTTGGTCCTATACTAAATAACTTTTCTAACATATCGGAAGGTGGATTTTTAACGGCTGGTGCACCAAATCAGACAGTTAAAATCAAGATTTATACTAATTCTGTAGCTAACATGTTAGGTAATAATATGGTATCGGGTGCTGGTGCAAATGAGTCTATTATGGATCTTAAATTATACGGAAAACATTTAATAATGTGCAACGAAGAAAGAGAACAGATTAGAAATATTCCAGGAGGAATAGCAAAGAGAGTTAAACTTACACAGTACAAAGAGGAGTTAGCCAATACATCTTCGTCAAACATTCATACAATGGAGATTGATTGCGATCATTTTTCTTTATTTGCTTCTCATCTTGTTATACAAATATTTGACTCGTCAGAAATGAGTGGTTCTACCCTTTCGACTGCACAGAATAATAGTTGTTCTTTACTAGAAGCTGATTTAAAGTTAAATTCAACATCTTTTTGTGGAAAATTAATAGGCGGTTTAATGACCGGGTCTCTACCAGAATCGCTGGGGGTGTATGTCAACGGTATTTATACACTTACTGACCCACGTGTTAGAACTTTTACATATGTATTTCCTCTCGCAAATAAGACCTTCTCTGGGTCGGGTGTGCCTCTAAATAGATTCGATAATATTAGACTAGCCGTAAAAGTTCACCACCCAGCGGCAAGTAGCACATTTAAAAAGATAACCGTTACTTGCGTCGGAGAAACTACAGCTGTATATGCAAACGGTGCGGCGTCTATTTCTATGTATTAAATGTAAATGTAAATTAAAATGTAAATTAGAATGTAAATTAGAATGTAAAAATAATTTTAAATTAAATTAAATTAAATTTTAATACGTATTTAATTTAAAATTATTTTCTTTTATATTATTAAATAATATAATATGTCTGGTGCTGTCGCCGCTCACGCTGCTTATAACGGGGCTGGAACTCAGGGTCTTGCTGTAACTAATAAGATTAACGATACTGGAGACGTTACATCTGTTTTTTGGACAAAAAACGATACTACTAGACAATTATTACACGGTTCTAGCTTGGTTGAAGTAGTTAGTTCGGGTACATCTGGTCAGACAAATACTTTTGGTTCATCTAAAATTTTTACAGTTAATAACGACGTTGATGTGTTAGGAGATTTATATTTGGATTTGGGTCTTACAATTACACCAACTTTTGCAGTTAATACCAAACCAAGAACACTTATGGATTATGAGATTGAAAGCGATTTTCAATTCAAACTAGTAGACAGAGTAGAATTTATGGTAGGTACTCAAATTTGGCATACCTTGACAGGTGCGGATATTAAAGTTTTAACTAAAACTCTTAAAAACGAGGGAACTAACTACGCATTGTGTAGTGGTATTAAATCGGAAAGATTTATACGAGGAGCTCGTACGGAATCTACGAGTGCCACGAATACTGACCCCGCCGACTACGAGGCGGACGTTTCGTCCACGGATCTTGGTATATTAAGCGGTAGTTCTGAGACTACGCGTGTAGTTTTATGGATTCCAGCTTTATCTTCAGAATTGTCTTCACCTCATAGAAAATTTTACAACGTTTCAGAAAATGGATACTTAATGGCCGCAGCTCCTCAGCAATCGGTTAAAATTAAAGTTACATTTAAAAGTCATTCAAATGCGTCTAAATTGACCTCTACATTTTCGGAAACCTTTGGCTCAGCCGAAAGTGTTGTAGTAAATTCCTACGCCGGTCCTTCGTCCGGGGCGCAAACTCTTTTAGGTAGAGGAAGTAATTTTTATAATGAAACTA